GGATAACCAAAGAAGATATTGATCTAATTCTTTGGGCAGTGCTGGACAGAAAAGAACCAATCGATGAGGATGAGCTATCAAATTTGTTGATTGGTGTGTCTGCTTTGCACAACTCAAGAATGACTATGTTGTTTCAAGCATACGAAGACTTGCTAAAAAGCACACCACACTTGACAACACCCCTATAGGTATGTAAAACTACCAGCAGATTGAAGCATGGCGGTGCAACAGTCTGATGAAAGCCTTTACTCATGCTCAACCATCTGACACCGCCATGTCAGTGAGCAGCAGTAAGGGCTTTAGTTTTTTGTCGGGAGTAGCACCAAGGGCAAAAGACTTAGTAAGGCATCTACTTGGGGTTGGTCACAGAGGTGCCATCGTGGAGCATAATTCTAGAGCGAGTGATGGGGGCTGGAACAACAGCCTAATAGTCTGGATGATGTAACAACAGTGTTCCTATGTTGTTGCCCATGAACAGGGGTTTGTGGTAATGCTGTACTACTATCTTGATAGTGGTTAGGAAAAGCTTTACCATGAACTCTCCCTATTAATACTTTATATATACTTATAGGTTTCATTTACTCTTTAAATGAATAACCTATAGGTTAAGGAATGAAATGATCACAATGTTCTTTGTTAATTTAGGGATTGCTTACTTTGTTTTTGATATACTCATTAAACAGTAAGCACCATGCCTTTCATTAAGACCCACCAACCATGTCCTTCTTGTGGTAGCAGTGATGCCTTAGCCATCAACGATGACATGTCCACCAAGTGTTTTGTTTGTCATACATACACTCCCTCCACCCTTGTTAAGGAACACCACACAGTGATTGACACCACCAATGAAACCCCCTCCTCTTCTTTCTTAAAAGCTTACAGCGAAGGCTATGCTGTTTCTGTCTCTGACAGACGCATCACCAAGGCTTCGATGGAAAGGTATGGAGTGGTGAAGACAGACAACAGCTACTACTTCCCCTACCACAACAAAGATGGACAGCTTGTAGCTGCCAAGGTGAGAGGTGTGAAGGAGAAAACATTCTCCACTGAAGGTGCTTGGAAGACAGGCACCTTGTTTGGACAACACATGTTCTCCAGTGGTGGCAAATACCTCACCATTGTTGAGGGTGAGTTTGATGCACTGGCTGCTTTCCAAATGACAGGCTCTAAATATCCTGTTGTCTCCATTCGCAATGGTGCTGGCTCTGCTCTGAAAGATTGCAAAGAACAATACGAATATATCAACAGCTTTGAAAACATTGTTGTTTGCTTTGATGGTGATGAGCATGGCATGAAAGCTTCTAAGGAAGTGGCTGAATTGTTTGGCAGCAAATGTAAAATATTTAAAGGCACCACTGACTACAAGGATGCTTGTGATTGGTTGAGCGACAGCAAGGAAGCTGCCTTTGTTGACAGGTGGTGGAGGGCTGAGCAGTTTGTACCTGATGGCATTGTGTCAGGCTCTAGCCTCTGGGATGAAATATCTAAACCAATGGCACCAGCCGATTGTTTCTACCCTTGGGCAGGACTGAATGAACTAACCTATGGCATGCGCTATGGTGAGCTTGTCTGCATCACCGCTGGCAGTGGCTTAGGCAAGAGCCAAGTGTTGAGAGAAGTGGTGTGGCACATAGTGCAAGAGACACAAGAGAACATTGGCTTGATGTTTCTTGAAGAGAGTGTTAAGAAGACAGCCTTGTCCATCATGTCTCTAGCTGCCAATGCACCTCTGCATCTACCAGACAATGTGGTGGGAGAAGAGGAAAGGAAGAGAGCCTTTGATGCCACCTTAGGAACCAACAGACTGTTTCTGTTTGACCACTTTGGCAGCACATCCATTGACAACATTGTCAATAGGGTACGCTACATGGCTAAGGGCTTAGGCTGCAAGTATGTTTTCCTTGACCACATCTCCATTGTTATTTCTGCACAAGAGAATGGGGATGAGCGCAAAGCTTTGGATGAAATTATGACAAAGCTTCGTATGTTGGTACAAGAAACAAACATAGCCCTCATCATTGTTAGCCACCTCAAGCGGCCTGCTGACAAGGGACATGAGGAAGGGGCTGTCACTTCCTTGGCTCAGCTTCGTGGCTCTGCTTCCATTGCACAGCTAAGTGACATGGTGATTGGCTTAGAGCGTAATGGTCAGGCAGAAGACTTGGAAATTAGAAACACCACCAAGGTGAGAGTGTTAAAGAATCGTTACTCTGGAACAACAGGCCCAGCTTGTAACTTGCTTTATAACAAACACACTGGTAGGATGTTGGAACATCATGTTGATGAAGGAGATTTGTTATGATAAAGCCAGTGGTTTGTTTTGCAGGTGATCCCTATTTCTATTTCATAGAGACAGAGGATGGTGAGGTGGAGGTGGCTAAGGTGTATGGGTTTGATCATCCAAAGCTGGGCACAACCATGATTCGCACCTCTGTTGTCATTAAGAAAGATGACAATGGATTTGAAACACTCAATACTATTTATGAGAGAGCCATAAAAGATGAGTGATGTAGAGAAATATTGGGAAGCAGTGAGGCGTAAGTGGCCCTCACCTCTCCCTGCCTTCAACAAACTTCCATTACAAGAGCAGATGATGGTGCTACAGAGTATCAACATCTTGCTTCAAGTATTGAACAACCACAATGAGCCATGATATTTTTAGACATAGAAACCAACACAGCACACAACACCATCTGGATTTGTGTGACGATGAAGGATGGTGTAGTTAAGCGTCACACATCACCAGACAGCTTGAAGCAGGTGCTAGATGGTGACATTGTTTGTGGACACAACATCATAGGCTTTGATGCCCCTGTGTTGAAGAAGGTGTGGGGTGTTGACATCAATGCTAGCCTCCTCTGCGATACATTAATCATGTCTCGACTATACAAACCAGACATTGATGTTGTCTTCATTGAAGGACAGAAGGCACCTAGCCCACATAGCCTTGAGGCTTGGGGCATCAGGCTTGGTTGTCACAAGATTGGTTTCACCAACTTCGATGGTGGTTTGACAGAAGAGATGGCTACATATTGTGAGCAAGATGTTCAGCTAACCAACAAACTCTACAGCCATCTGGTTACAGCTATGGCTAAGGAAGGCTTTAGCGACCAGAGCATTCAGCTTGAACATGAGGTTGCTCTCATCTGCAAACAGATGGAAGACAACGGCTTCATGCTGGATGAACGCAAAGCAATGATGTTGCAAGCTGAGCTTAGCGGACGCATGGCTGACATTGAAACAAAGATGCAGGCTGTGTTCCCTCCCATTGTTGAAGAGCGCATCTCTGAGAAGACAGGCAAGAAGCTCAAGGACAAGACCACCATCTTCAATCCCGGCAGCAGACAGCAGATATGTGAACGGCTACAGGGCTTGGGTGTCATCTTCTCCAAGAAGACAGACAAGGGACATTTCATTGTGGATGAGGTGGTGCTAGAGAGCATTGACCTACCAGAAGCAAAGCTTGTTGCTGAATATCTGATGCTACAAAAGAGAGTGGCACAGATTGGTAGCTGGCTTGAGCTTGTTCAAGATGATGGCAGAGTGCATGGCAGGGTGATCACCAATGGTGCTGTGACAGGCAGAGCCACACACAGTGGCCCCAACATGGCACAGGTTCCTGCTGTTGGTAGTCTCTTTGGTGCTGAGTGCAGAGAGATGTGGACTGTGGCTAAGGGCAAGGTGCAGGTGGGTGTTGACCTCTCTGGCATTGAGCTTCGTTGCTTAGGCCACTACCTCCAAGATAAGGAATGGATAGAGGAGCTATTGAAGGGGGATATTCACTGGTTCAATGCTCAATCATTTGGTTTGGTGGCTAAAGGCACAGTGAAGGATGACAACAATGTTGACCACAAGAAGGCAAGGAATGTAACAAAGACCCTCACCTATGGCGTGTTGTATGGTGCAGGTGCAGCAAAGGCTGGCTCCATTGTTGGTGGCAACAGCACCAGAGGTAGGAAGCTGATAGACAGCTTTGTCAATAACACTCCCGGCCTTGCTTCTTTGAAGAAGAAGATAGGGAAGTTTATGACCAAGGGAAATCTTCCCGGTTTAGATGGTAGGCGTGTATGGATAAGATCGGAGCATGCAGCCCTTAACACCCTGCTCCAATCCGCAGGTGCCATCATTGCAAAACAGTGGCTTGTAGAGGCTACAAAGGGCATTGCTGAGGCAGGTATAGATGCTAAGCTGGTTGCCTTTGTCCACGATGAAACACAATGGGAAGTGGATGTTGCACATGCACAACAAGCTGTAGAAATAATTGAAGCTGCTGCCACAAAAGCTGGTGAGATGCTACAATTTAGGTGTCCAGTAGATGCTGAGGGAAAGATTGGCAACAACTGGCGTGAATGCCACTGACGATACTAGTGGGTTTTGATAAAGGAAATTGATAATGAGTGAAAAACCAAAAGTGAAAATTAAGTGTGACATTTATTGGGCACAATTGAACAAGATGAATGAGTTGAGCAATGCTTACCAAGTCAATCTTTGTAACTTGTCAGATGCTGCTGTTGCTGCCTTGGAAGAGATGGGCATCAGCGTGTCAGAAGACAAAGAGAAGAGGGCTGATATGGGGCGCTACATCACCTGCAAATCTAAGAACCGCCCCATCAAAGCGTTTGATGTGGATGGTGATGAGATTCAGGAAGATGTGGGTAATGGCAGCAAGGCCAAAGCTTTGGTGGGTGTCTATGAATGGACATTCAAAAACAAGAAGGGCTTGTCTCCCACCTTGATTAAACTTGTGATCACTGACCTTGTGGAATTTGCAGGCGGTGGTGACTTGTCTTCTAACGATGAGGATGTACTGTAATGCAAATCAAACTTGATCTCCATATCGACACTGTGAATGCTGCGCTGACAGGATTGGGAAAACTTCCCTTTGAATATTCTGCACAGCACATCACTGCCATTCAGCAACAGGCTGCTCCTCAAGTGCAGGCTGCTGAGCAAGAAGCCAAGGCTAAGGAAGCACAGCTTTCGTTGTCCCCTGAACAGTCTAATGACTGATGATAGCCTTAGTTGATGCCGACATCATTGGTTATCGACTTGCTTTCGCATGTAAGGAAGAAAGCGAAACAACTGCTAAGCACTCTCTTAGTAGTTATATCGCTGACATCCTTATGTGCGGGGTGGACAACACTTTTTCTGGTTGCTTTGTTGATGCTTGGAAACTCTATCTAACAGGTAAAGATAATTTCAGGCTTGATGTGGCAAAGACAGCCGTGTATAAAGGCAATCGCACAGCACCCAAACCCCAACACTTAGCTGCCCTACGAAGGCACATGGTGAAGGAGTGGGGTGCTGTTGTTGTTGATGGACAAGAAGCTGACGATGCTATAGCTATTGAAGCAGCAAAGCTTGTGGGTGGTTGTATCATCTCCTCTGTAGATAAAGACCTCGACCAGATTGAGGGATGGCACTACAACTTTGTTAACAAAAGAAACTATTACATCACAGCAGAGCAAGGCTTATACAATTTTTATAAGCAGATACTCACTGGTGACAGTGCAGACAACATCATTGGTTTGCGTGGCATTGGGAACATAACAGCAGACAAGATGATGAAGGAAGCTGTATCTGAGCAAGACATGTACAAGATATGTGTTGATGCTTATGAGGGTGATGAAGAGCGTGTACTAGAGAATGCTAGACTGCTCTGGCTTAGACGCTATGAAGGACAAACATGGGCACCACCACTATTGGAAACAGTATGAAAGACACACAGATAAAACCCAATGACATTGCTGTCATCCTACGGCCCAATCACCAGAGTGGTGTTGAATGGGACGGCGACTTTGAAGTGTTGGTAAGTGGCTTTGGCCCTGTCACTATGGGCAAGGATGACATTGACAAGCTCATTGCTATGGGTGTGTTGCTTGCTTCTGTCTTTCCATTCATGGAAAAGAATGCTGACATAGCCCACCTAATCATGGAGCATTGCAACAAGTTTTATGGTGATGTTGGTGAAGTGGACTTCGATCTAAATCATAATAGCTTTAGTGATGAGTTTGTACTGACACCAGACACAGCCACAATTGGAGGAAAACATTAACATGAACATAGCTGAAACACTAGATGAGCGTGGAAGAAAGTATGGCACCTACATGGAGCTAGCCACCATTGCTCAAGACCTTAAGCAAGTTGCGAGAAGTGGGGCAAACTATCATCTGCTAGACCCAGACATGGCTGAAAGCTTAGACATGATATTTAACAAGGTTGCCCGTATTGTTAATGGCTGCCCATTCCACAGAGATAGTTGGCATGACATTGTTGGGTATGCTGAGCTTGTAAACACACGCTTGGAGAAGATGGAATGATTAAGGTGGAAATGTCTATAACAATATACATCGACCCTCTTGATTTGATGTCAACATATATTGATGAGGAAACCATCAGAGAATATGTTGAAGCTCCCATCAAAGAAGCTTTGTCTGATGTTAACGAATTGGTAATCAATCACATTGACATTGAGGGACTAGAATGAATGAGTCCCTTGTTGTCAACATCAGACAAGCCTCTAATGGTTTCATTGTGCAGTATGAGGAAACCCATAAAGGTTTAGAAATCTCTGCTGAGTTTGTTGCTCTAGATCTTGAAGAAGCTCTAGACATTATTCAGGATATGTTCTCACAGGAACAGAGCAGTGCCGACATGTCCAACATCTTGGACACACCCATTGAACAAGATAAGAAATGATGGACAGTGGACAGATGCTAGGTTTCGTAGCTTTGTAACATCAGCCCTTAGAGCAGCCTCTCGCAGGTGGCCTCCTAAGTATGTTGCGTTGAAGGCTGCGTTAATTGGTAGGAAGAAGAATAAGAAGACAGGCATGCTGGCACAGCATTATAAGTGTGCCATGTGTAGTGAAGAGTATGTAGCTGCTGATGTGCAAGTTGACCACATCAATCCAGTGGTAGATCCTGCCAAAGGATTTATTAACTGGGACATCTACATTGATCGTATCTTCTGTGAGGTGGATAAGTTGCAGGTGTTATGCCGTAGCTGCCACAAAGAAAAGACAGCAGAAGAAAAACTTTTAAGGAAAAAGAAATGAAGATTGATTTTCAAGTTGTTAAAGAGAATGAAGATGGTAGTGCTGATTGCACCTTGGACATGGACAAAGATGCTATGCAGGTGCTGATTAACTTCGGCTTTGTTACGATGTTGTCTAAGTCTATTGAAGAAGGCAAGTTGTATACCCCTGAGTATGCTGACAAAGAAAAGAAAGACAACAAGCTGGTGCCTATGAACGAGGATCAGATTAATGACATAGTTGTTGATAGCCTTAAAGAAACCTTTGAAATGCAGTTTAAATCTCTCTCTGACCATAGAGATGATATTGTTTTCCAACACCAAGTGAAAGAAGCCTGTAAAGTTTTATTGAGCTATTACATGATACCTAGTGAAGCAGCAGGATACATTGAAGATGTAGAGGAAAGCAACTAACATGCACAATTATAGTTTTTATTTTAATGATAATACACACACAGAACACACTGTAGGTATGCAGATATCTATATCAGAGGGAGACACTTGGTGTAAGGTGTTAGAAAACTTTCTAAACTTTTTAGAAACTGTGTATGGCTATCCAATTAAAGAGGGTGTGCTCTATCTGGATGAGACATATGATGTCCATCCTTCTAGAACAGTGACCGCTTACTTAGAAAATAAAGATAAAGCAGAGCCTTATAGCTCCTAAGTTTTTGGTATAACTGCTACCCCCTCTGGAGCTTTCTGCTCCTTCACTTTTGGAGAAAAACCCCCCATGCAAAACACATTGACCCCTTGGTCAACCATCGGCTATATCACTTACAAAAGAACCTATTCACGCCGCCTCAATGAGACTGACATCAACAGCCCAACAGAAGAATTTG